TCCAAAATCTTTTCCATCTTTACCCTCCTTGAGGTTCAGCGACCTTGCCGCCGTTTTAATCTTAGTACCATACTAAACACCTGTCAAGTGTTTTAATCAAATAATTCTTTCTGCCGTAATTCTTCAATTGTCAACGGCTTTCCATTCCGTACCATCTTCTCAATTGGCAAGCCTTGTTTATAGAGCTTTAACCGTGTAGGACCAAGTATTTCAGCCTGCGTTTTTTCGCTCTGCTTCGCTAGCCATTCTTTATAGTCCATTGTTTCCGGGATATATCCTGTCATACTTGACCTGACAGACGGCGGTAATTCGTCTTTGTCTATTCCAAGCTCACGCCAGCTTTTTGTGATCGGCGCAAGTACGCATCGGCAGTTATAGTGCATTGGCGGTGTTTGGTGTTGCTCGTCTAGGGCCCAAGTCTTACCGTCAAGTGTCCCGCAAACAGGGCAGGTCTTGGTGTCTAAGGTTGCAACATACTGCACCGCTTTTATCACATCACGGTTTGCCTTATACAGCTCAAGCCTCGCTGTGTTCATTGTGTGCATGACTACCGACCTAACCATCCTTTCTGCGGAGGCCGCTTGTATAGACAATAGGCTAGTGTCCCCGCTTAGTCTGTGCACCATCTCCTTTGTCCCTTTGCCGGAAACAATCCCAGCCCGTATCTCGCTTATAAAGTAATCCTTTGTTAGCTGGTCATATTTTTTCATAAGCTCTTCAAAAAGATGTCCGCTATCGACTGGCATAGTTAGAATAGCTCGCTCTATTAGTTCCGGGGCTGGAATTGTGTAGTTTACTTTTAGTCTGATAGAATTATACATATTTTTTGTGAAAAGCTCTCCTTCGTGAGTTATCAAATCCTTTATCGACTGCTTTAATCCGTCATTAAGTTTGCTTGTAAAAATCTCCGCCTGCTGTTCTATCCATCCCTTAACCCGGTTAAGCCACGCAAGGGTTACGACGTTCGGTTCGCTTACTATTCGTTGTTCAATAGTCTTTACTGTAGATTGCAAGACTTTAATTATTTCCTTCAGCTGAGCATCGGCGTACCTGTCCGCATAAATAGCGTGCCGTATAAGGTCATCACGCAGGCGTTCGTTTACGTCCATTACTTAATCACCCCCAGCGGTGTAGTGGTCTCTTCTTGGTACTCCTCAAAGCTTCGGTCTTGTGCGATTACCTTACCTCTTACTAGCGCCCTGTAGAAATCGTAACGGGGGAGTTGGCCAGACTGCACCGCTTGAATGAGGGCAACCAGTTCCTGCGGTGTAAGTTTGGTTGTTAGATAGTCGTCGGATAATGCAAAAGATACATCACTGCGGTTTGGCTCTTTCCCGTGATACCAAGTTAGACAATGCCAGAGGGTCCCGCTTATTGCCTCCTCTACACCTTTTGCGATACTTGCAAGGATTGATGTTGACACCTTGCCCCGGAGTTGTAAGGCTTCCCCACTCTCGCCTGCGAACTCTGCACTTAGTAAGCTCGCCCCTAGCTCTGCCATGAGTTGTTCTTTTTGCTTTGCGGCGTTTTCAAGATATTGGAGCCCGGCCCCTGAAAGCTCTAGGAAGCCCCATTTTGCATTCGGATCTGAGGTCACTATTCCATCGGTCGAACCGAGGCGGATAATGTCGTCTTGGATATCAAAGCCGGCAAAAACAGGCGTAGGAACGCCTAGGAAGAAGCGTCCGTGTTCAAGGTCTGCCATCGTCCGATAATGCGATATTGTCATATCCGCAAGGTCAAGTAATGGTGGTCGTGAGGTTTGCCAGTCTTCGCCGTATACCGAGACAGGAACGAATGGTATAAACCGCAATGGCTCCCCGTTCATAAGCGGACTGACTACTTTCACAACTTCGTAGTCGTTCGTCTTTTTAATCTTTTCCCAGATAATGATTGAGTACCCGTCTGACAGGACAAGCTCTTTATATCTGGTTTCCGTCTCTTGGATAACAAGCCGAGATAGGACTACACGTCCTTTTACTCTTGCGTATTCCCAGTTTGTTATTTGCCAAGGCTGGTATAGTGTAGCATAAGGCCGGACGCCATAGGTTTCAGCTTCAGCCCGTGTAAGGTTTTCCGGGCTCTCCGGCAAGTCTATGAGTACACCGGCCCTGCCATATTTGATGACCGTATCAAAGACTTGCGCTGCGAAAGATTGTAAAGTTGTCCCCCTATAGTCGTAGTCATCGATAAACCCATTGTCACCATCAGGTACTACAATCTGCGGAGGAGTTCCGAACACCATCCCCTTATACATCTTAACGGTATTCGCTACGGCATTATAAAATGGGGCACGCTGCACATAAGCCAAATAACTCTTATCATCCTGTCCGGCAAGCCGGAATATGAAATTCGTCTGCGACCTGCCTCCGGTTGATAGGTCGTACTCCTTCACCGCGTCCGAACCTTCCGACAATAGGCGGATCCGCTCCCACTGCCAGATACGCTTTGATACTTCGCTGTGTCTATCTGTGAAATTCATTACGCTACCCCCACTTTAATAGTCTTTGCAGTCTTTCCCGCCAGCGTTGCTTTAGTATAAATCGCATACCGCATTGCGTCCATCAAGTGGTCGTCTACTTTTACCGGTGTATCATACACTACGCCGCCGCGGGTCTCCCATGAATACTTCTCTGCCTCTTTTATGAGGTTACCTCCGTCAAGTATAAGCCGCTTACTCTTGCAATACAAGATACCATCGGTTACCCGTTTATCCGCCGGAATTACTCGATAGCCTACCCGCTTTAAGTCCTCAATTCGTGCAGGCTCTGCGGCGTCTGCAAAAATCTGCGTACCTTGCGGCAAAGTCTTTTGCAACCACCCACGAAGATCGTCCTGCGTCATGCCCTTAGAATAGAGCAATTCTTTAACGACTATTGCGGTTTCTGTTTCTTTAATGCCGACTAATGCAGTCTGGTTGTTATAGCCGAAGTCAAGGCCAAAATAATCGAAATCTCCGTCGTATGTCCCTGGGCTCCAATTGGTATAAATTGCATTTGTGATAAAACCCCATTCGCCGTGTAGATAGATCCGCCGGTAGTTATCATCGTCTATCTCGTGCAGGACTTTTTTGTACTCTGCATCTATAAAAGGATTATCGGCTATCGTGTACCGCCTTGAGTAGATCTCTTCCGCCGGTTTGCTCTGTATAAAGTCTTTTATCCACAACGCACCAACGACAGGGTTAAAAGTCAAAGCTATCTGTTTGTAGGATGGCGTATCACCCCGCAAGCGGAGATCTATTTGAATAAGCTCATCCCTGTTTATCTCTGACGCCTCTTCGACCCAAACAGAAGTTATGCCTTTGATTGACTTCATTTTCTCAGGGTCATCTAAGCCCGTGAAGATTATTTCACTGCCAAAAATCTTTATCGTCCTCTCGGATCTGTTCTCTTTATATGGTATTTCCTCGTCGTTTAGGATTGCCTTTATCGTTGCTATTACTGATTGATTTAGTGTAGTTCCGTATTTCCGGATTACTAGAATTTTTTCCGGGGCTTGCAGACATCGAATGATAACCTTGCGAGCTATAAATTCGCTTTTACCGGCTCCGGACCCGCCGTAAAGAATGAGGTATCTTGCTTGACTCTTTAGGGCGTCCTTATACGCCTTCGGTATCTTCATCGCCTACAATCTCAACGTTAATTTTGTATTGCCCGGCAGTGTTTATATTAAGGTTGTGTCCATCTAACAATCGTATGAGATTTGATTGCGCCGCCGTATTTCCGCTCAAGGCATCACGCCACATTCTTTCAAGTAAAGCCCGTTTTCGTTCGATCTTTTTACCGTCGGGAAGTGTCACGTCTTTTATATTAGCTAATTCCCTCGCAAGTTCGGCTAATGACAAACCAGTTCGAGGTCTGCCTTTACGGTTTATACGCGGGTCACCTTTAACAAATGGCATTTCCCTAACTCTCCTGTTTCGCCGTTGTTTTACTATATCTAAACGAATATATATTTCTGTTTGTTGCGTTTGTCTTTTTTAAAGTTTTAATACCCATGTGTCTAGAACCTCTTCCTGCATGGATAAGCCTCCAATGTTCTCTATCATTTAATAAGGATTTTGCAAAACCATTCAATGATGTCGTAATTCCAATACACTCATTTTTTTGAGCATATAAATCAGCGATAAAATTTAAAAATTTTCTACCTATTCCTATACCTTGATAATCCGGCAATACCACTATTCGGTGAATTTTCCACCATGGTTTTATTTTTGAATTAGGAAGATTTAATACAGAACAAAATGCTATCGGTTTATCTTTATATACTGCTATATATTCCCTCGCCGATTTATTGAGATTATGACTTAGATAATGATACTTCCTAAACACATTCCAATATCCTTTTGCCTGGTATATATCAAGTCTAATTTCTGGTCGTTGAAGTAACCCCCTTGTATATTTCATGGTATAATCATCTGTTGAAAATATAAAATCTGGCTGGAGCCATTCTATGACGTCATAATGACAAGTTACGGCTATAAATTTTTTATTTAATTTTCTAATTATTTTTTGTGTTGCTAACGATCCAATTCTTGCTATTTCTCTATCTACAACAGAAGTATATTCATCAAATACAATAATATCTTCATTTTGTAAAATTGCCATTGCGAGATCTATTCGCATTTTTTCACCGTTAGATAGAACAGAATATGGTTTTAACCATGATGGCGGCGATGAGAACCCAACCTGGGTTAAAACATTAAATAATTCTTCCGATTTTATGTTTTTATCAAAATCATCTATCACACTATCGGCGTTATGTTCAAAACTTTGAATTACATCGCCGAAAATTTCTTTTACTATCGTTGTTTTACCTGTTCCAGAACGTCCGACAATAACACCTACATTCCACTCATCTGGTAGTGTAAAATCACCTTTGAATTGCTCAATAATTGTGTTTTGATTAAAATCAAATTGATCACATACTTGGGCTATTCTAAAACTCTTCTGTTTAATCTCGGTTTTCTTTATAATGTCGAAAGTCGGCATCTTAACCCCCTTTCTAAAAATTCGTTATATAATTCTTCCGCTTCTTCTTCGTTCTCAGTCTCAATTATCACTTCAATTTTTGATTTATACTCAATTTCATTCTCGTTGTTCTCTGTATTTTCCGATATACTTAACGTTCCCGATGGCAATTGCAATTCATCAAAATCAATGTCCAAGCCGAATGTAAATTCTTTTAAACCTTCAAGAGTTATTTCGCCATATTGTGAATTTAATCGCAATAATTTATTTTTTGCCTCCTCTTCATCCTTTGCCTCAACATAAATTACTGGAAACAAAGGTAAGTTGCATCCTTTTTGTCTCATTTCAGAAAGTGCAGCTATTCTTCCGTGCCCATCGAGAACCCAATTATGGCCTTCATTTTGCCATACAAAGAAAGGAAATGAAAAGCCATATTTTATTATTGATTTAATAATTTTTTCAATATCTTTATGAGTTCTATTTTTAAGTCCTCCTTGGAATTCTTCCATTGCATCAAGCGGTAGAATATCAGAGCCTGTGCATTCAATTCTTATGACTGCATCCTTGTAGTTCATGGACCACCTCAAAATGGGATATCGTCTTTGAATTCTTTACTGTCGTCTGCCTTTTGTTCCGGCTTTTTGTGGAAAAGTTTATCAACCTTGCCGGCGATAATTTTTATCTTAGTCATCTTCTGGCCTTCCTTCTCCCATACGTCTTGCCGAAGGACGCCTTGCACGCGGATCTTATCGCCCTTTGACAGTTTAAGTTCCTCAAAGGCTACCACGTCAAAGAAGTTAGCGGCTTCCTCCTTCCCAGTCCAATAATTGCTTGCAATTGATAAAGTTGTGAACGGTTTTCCGTCTTTCGAGTATTTCAGATCCGCATCGCGGACTAACCGACCTTCGACCACGACCAGATTAAAATCTGTCATATATTCTCTATCCTCCTAATTTAGTTATTATAACGCCATTCGTCATTTTTTGCAATAGCGGCTATTACCTCAATTAAACCGGTTAAAATTGCGTTGGTTCTGCTCAATCGATATTTTACACGATTTTTTATTTCCGACGCAATTTTGTGGCCTTCTCGTTCGTTTGGTGGCATTTTATAAATCATCCGTCACCCCGTGTTCCTCGTCGTCTATCATCCGCAAAAATTCCGGCTGGAAAACTATGTTCACGATACACCGCTTGCCGTCTCTTACCTTCTCCAAGAGTAGATAGGACCGTTCGATCTTGTACCGCTTTTCTTTGTCGTACTTGTGATGTATAAGGGCGGCAACGTCGGCGTCCTGCTCAAATTGGCTGGACCATTGGAAGTCGCTTAGTTCTGGCCGTCGGTTATCGGCATCGCGTTTTAGCTGGGCAAGTAGGACTACCGGGACGTTTAACTCTCGCGCAAGCTCTTTCATGCTTTGTGATACTTCCTCAACGGCGGCGCGCTTTTCTTGTGCACCTCGCACACGGATTATCTGGGCGTAGTCGACGAACAGTACTTTTACGCCGTAGCCCCGGACCATTTGCCTTGCGGTTGATATGCAGTCTTCCAGGTATGCGTTCGGCTTATCCCAGACAAGGATCTTTTCAGTCTTGAACATCGCCCCGGTCTCCATGACACGGTGGAAGTCTGCGCCGCTAAACATCCCTGTCTGTATCTTGCGGGCGTCTATCCTGCCCCGGATTGCAAAGAGGCGGTCTATAAGCTCGGTTATCGAGCTCTCGATTGATAAGTACCCGACAGGGATCCCTTGTTTCGCGATGTTGCTGACCATGTTTAATGCCAGGGCTGACTTTCCCTGTGACGGCCTCGCTCCTATGACATAGAGTAGCGTCGGTCTAAGTCCGCAGGTCGCATCGTCAAAGCCGGTTATGCCTGTTCTCAGCCCTAGCATCCCCTCATTCTTTCTCCGCTCTTCCACTGCGCCGAGGTAGTCCATGATCTTGTCGCCGACGTTGATTATTTCCCGGTTTCCAGTTGATACCGACAGGCTTGTTAAAAGTTCGTCTATTTCTGCAATAACTTCATTAGCGTTCTTGTGCTCCATGTCTTTTATCTTGTCTATGAGCGACAGCTTCAAAACTTTGCGCTTCCATAGGTCGACGATTTTGTTTTCATAGTATCGCCAGTTTGCAGGCGATCCGGCTATCGCTTCCATACCTGCAATCTCGTGTATCGCTATCCCGCTTTCTTTTGAAATCGCCATAAGGTCTGCGGGGCTTTTCGCCTGCATCTTTTTGACGGTTGTAAAGACTTGCTTGCATTTCCAGTCCTCAAGCATTCCCGGAAGTATTATGGTCTCATTAAGGATCTCCGGGCGTTGTAAAACTTGCGATATAAAAATTTCCTCGTATTCGGTCATTTGACAGCTCCCATTTTTTCCTTGAAGGCTTCCCACTCATTCTTTACCGCTTCCCATTCACGGTCCAGCTCCCCGCTTTCCTTCTTGCGTTTAAGCTCTTGCCATTCTTTGTATGCCGGATCATTCGTGTACAGATCTGCTTCGATCCGGCGGAATTCCTCGTCCTCATCGTATGGCTCTTTTGAGTAAGACTTCTGACCGTCGGTCTTATACGGGTTATTGAGCACCCGGTTAAAAGTCTTTGCGGAGAGGATGGTCTCGATGTTAAAACCGCCTTGCATTACCCAGTCATCGGCAAGGGCCTTCGATATGGCGTCCTTGATCTGCTCGACGGTCGCCCCGGAGCTGAGGATTGACTTTATCTGTTTTCTCACTCGTCCGTAGTTTATTATCGGGGCCCGTCCGAAGGTTCCGGTATATATATTTTTATAATAGCTCTCTATGTCTTTATATACACTCATATAGTTTTTAGTATTATTCATTTTTTTTTGTTGCGAATGAGGTGTATTTATAATTGGTTGAGCTTGCTCAACCATACCTTCGCCAGAAGGTGATTTGTCATTTAGTTCTGTTTCGTCATCTTCGCTTAGATCATCATTCACATTGTCATCATCATTCACATTATCATTTACATTTAAATTTACATTTACATTATCATTAGGGGTTTTCTCAATAACCCCTATGGGGTTTTTATCAATAACCCCTATGGGGTTTTTATCAATAACCCCTATGGGGTTTTTAGTCTTTTCTTCTTTGTTTTTTCTAGGTCTACCGCCTCGCTTCCCATACTCTGCGCCTTTTTTGCCGTTTTCAAAGCGTCGATTATTAGCGTCTAGCTGTGGTTTTATGAGTATGTAGGCCATCTTTTCAGGTCCTTCCAGGCCTGTTGGTTCTTCGCCAAAGAAGGCATAGCGCATTACGGCTTTCATGACACGGATATACGATTCGCCCTGAAGATGTTCCAGGGCTTCGTAAAACGAGAGGTAGAAAACAAAACTGTTCCTTTCCATGTTTAACTCCTTGTTTGTTAAGTTCTTATTCAGTCTCCATGCCCCTATCCCTATTACATCGTCCCCTATTGCACTGTATTACACATTATGATATAATGCAATTGATAGACAAAAAAGAGGGTTTACTTTCCTTGTTTAACTCCTCCCTGTCTTTTCGTCCTCCTGCCCCGGCTCGTCACCGGGGCCATTTTTTAGTCGGTCATTATCCCTATAAATGGAAATGATTCCTCCTTTCCGTTTGCCTCTATTACGTAGGGGTCGTCACTTGTGGGATCTATTCCTACAAGTACACCTTTATGGATCGACATCCCATTGTCTATTATATTGTTTGCCATATATAATTGGAGCATTGATAGGCTATGTCCGTAGTAGACCGTTCTTCTCTGAGTCTGTATTACGGATACACGTCTCTCACCGTCTATTTCACGCATCATCGCTGTGGATCTGGATACTTCGTCAACATCTGTGGGGCCGTAAAAATTCATAGTAATAGTCCTTCTCTTCATCTTAGTTCCTCCTGTATCGGCTCCTTTCCGGGGCAGAAGCCCCGGAACCTCAGATTAGAAGATATCAAGCTTTGATATCTCCGCCTGCCGCTCCTTGACGACGGCCTCCCACTTCCTGACAGCCTCAGTCAGGTCGCTTGCTGTTAGCTTGTCCCATCGCCCCGCAAAGGCCTGCTTCTGGGTCTCCCGCTCATCGGGCGTTATAAGGTCGCTCTTCATGAGCTCGACTAGCTTATCCTTTAGCGATTTCAGCTCGTCCTGTTTTACGGGCGCTTGCATGGGTTTTGGCGGTGCCGCGCGCTCTATCGGATGGCTGATAGAGTTGGCGTCGTCGTCCTCCTCAGAGGCCACTCCGAGAATACCAGCCAGCGAATACCTACGGGCGTAGGTTACCGCCGCCCCGTAATCTTGCGGGGTTGCCTCTTTGGCACCCTTTGCCACGACGGGCATCGTAAAGGCCTCCTCTATCCATTCCCCGCTTTCGTGGATTATGCGGGTGGTAATGATGACGGCTTTCTCACCGTCGCCGCTTACTCCCTGAATTACTGCAAGCCCGTATTTTGCCAAAACAGGTCTAACCTCTTTGATCAAATCCGCAAGAGCAATGTACTTGCTCTTATAATACGGATTGTCGCTGTCAGCCAAGAGCTTCGGCATTTCAGCCTGGGCCTTCACGATCGCCGCAGCAATTGCGCCGATTTTTTCAGACGTTTTCATTTTCTTCTTCGTCCTCCGTATAAAGTTGGTCTATCGGGACGCCTAGGGCATCCCGGATTTTACAGATTGTGCTCATATTAGGATTGCGAAATCCCCTTTCGATAAGGGATATCGATCCTCCCGTAAGGCCGGTTATTCTCGCAAGCTGTCCTATCGATATACCTTTTTTTTCTCGTATCTCTCTAATTCTGCACTTCATAATCGCCTCCTATTATAACCTGCTATCATCGTCCTGTAAAGGCTTGCCGCCTAAACATCTTACCGGCTTGCCGTCTATCCGCTCTGTCAGCCATAGCCCATGCTCATCAGCAAACCTTTGGATAATCGACAAAAGCGCCGCGTCTTGCTCTACCGATACAAGACTTTGGCTTATCGGCTCGATTGAACCGTCAATCGGGTTTAAGACCGTCGGCCATCCGGCTTCTTGGACAGCCAACCGTTTCATTGCCTCGTATATCCGGACTTTCACCTCCTCCAAGCTGTATCCTGGGTACTGGTCGGCGAGCTGGTGGGCTAGGTCTCCGCACCAGCCCCATGCGGCGTTATTTTGTGCCATTGTCCTCGGGCGCTTCGGCGTCCCAAGGATTACATGGCAATAGTCGCCGTGCTTTTTATGGACTGTTTCCGCGTACTTTGCTACTACGTCCTGCAGGGCTTTTGGTATTTCCAGTACTAAGTAGCCCCGCGGGTCGCCGCTTATATCACGAACTCGTACACGCTTAACGGCGGGAAGGACGATAGTCACTTTCGGCCTCCGCTATTGTTAGGTTGTCAATCTTACGCTGGATTTCGCAGATCTTCTCTGC